CAACTTGGCAGCAACCGCGTCCTGGTCTGCGTACTTCCTGTTCGATCGACCTTCGACCATCTTGTAACCGGGCACGATTGTGTTGTGCTCTGTTGCCTGCTTGAGTGCATACGCTTTTAAGTCGTTGAACCAATCGATAACCATGTCTGCTTTGGGTAGCAGCTCTGCGATCCGATCCATCGACAGCGACTCAGGCAGCGGTGGCTGCGCGTCCTCAAGCGGACCGAACTCCTGTTGTGCAACAGCGATGGCTTGTGCTGCTCTCGCCGGGCATGTGTAGCGAGCCTTGCAAAAGCAGCTGGTGCAGTGCTCGCCTGCAACGAACTCACCCTTGCCCACCCACGCCAGGTCCGCCAATGGCTTGACTGTATATATGGCCCACTCAAGCAGGTCATCGATGTGTAGCTCCTCGCTACCAAAGTTGTGGAGCCTTGGTTGCAACACTGTCATGCGCACGCGGAAGATGTCGTACAGGTGGCTCAGCTCATTGAACGCGCCCAGGCCATACAAACGCAGCTGACTGTTGTGGATCGGATCAACGTAGATGCCCTTGCCATACTTCAGGTCCATCACCTCAACGATGCCGTCGGCCACGATCACCAGGTCACCGGTGCCAAAACCTTCAGGCACCCAAATGCTGAAGTCCAATCGTTTCTCAACCATGATGACCGGGTCCTTGCACCCGTGTTTGATTTCACGAATGCGCTCCATCGCAAAGATAACTGCTTCTTCTACGTAGTCTTCTAGCTCTTGCGAGTAGAACGCGTCCTTCATCAGTGCCGCCCGCCTGGTCTTGTGTTGCTTGGCGGTGATGCGCTCAAGGAAGTAGCTAATCTCCAACTCAAACAGCTGATGCGCAAACGAGCCTTCGCGTGCAAACTCGCTGCCCTCATCGGGGAACTGTGCTTCCAGGTTTGCACTGGGTGTGCACGTCATCCACTTCTCACTGCCGGATGCTGATAGCTTTGCATGTGCTGTCATGTTTGTTCTCTTGCATGCAGCATTTCGTCCGCGATTCCGTATGCGTATTTTGCAAGGTTCTCAGAACCAATCGTGTCGTTAGCGGGGTTTATTAGCATGGCATGAAGAGACATCAGCGCAAACTGATCACGCAAGGTAACGCCTTTATGCTCAACGCCATCGTAGTTGGTTGGAAAGTAGTTTGGATTTGCCATTTGATTTTCCTTATTTACCGTATCTCGGTGCGCATGTCACGTCGACCGGGACTGTTGACAAGAAGCCGTTGATGCGGCGACGGGCCGTGATCATCACAGGGCGAAGGCCGCTCTCTTCGCACTCCTTCACGCTGTTGATGACCTCGTTGCGTGTGAGCATGGTGATCTCTCGGTCGACGATCAGCTCAGTGTTTTGGTACGTGTTGTGACTGGCGATGTGCGCGGGCTGCGGTGCAGGCGTTGAGCACGCAGCCAGCGTGAGCACGGCCAGGAACGCTGCGACTCTCATACAGGCGCACCGATGATGTTCGATGGGTCCATGCGGTTGTACCAAGCAATCGCGTCGTCAGACACTTGCTTTGCGTTTGCGCTGATGTAGCTTGCGATGATCAACGCAGGTGTTGGCACTTCGTCAAGTGCGTTGATTGGATCGAGTGTGCCCTCAATAGTGAACTGATTGTCGGGCGCGTCTTTGATGATGATGGTTGCAATGGTCATTAGAGTTTCTCCGCCTTGGCCATCAAAGCTGCGTAATCTTCGGACTTGACTTCGGTCAACTTCGTAGCACCAAACTCGGCAATCAATGCAGACACTTCAGTCTTCTTGCCTGCCTGGCTTATGTCGGTCAACCTGGCCCGCACGGTTTCCAAAGTTACCGGCTTCGGTTCTGCTGCCGGGGCAGATGCAACGGAGCTCTTCGCAGAAGAGACACGGGGTGTAGTCTTTGGCGGAGATGGTTGGTCTTGGAATTGAGCCTCTGTTGAAGCCGGGTAGTCTTGCAATAATTTCGTCACTGCTGCTATTTGTGCCTGCGTCTGCGGCACGATTGTGATTGTGATCATTTGTCATCTCTTCAAAAATTGGGGAATGGATACGGGTGCAAGGTCGCGGCCCGTGGGCTGCCAACCAAATCGTCGCCAGGTTGCTTGCACGTCTGTTTCCTTAGTCCATCTGAACTGAGGGTGTGACGCCGGTATCGTTGGTTCTGTGCGCTTAGCTCCTGCCATGCTGTTTTCTCCTTGTTGCTGGTTAGTGGGCGCGATGATAGCAGAACTTTCATGGGGCCTGTCAAGTTTATTTTGAAAGTAGTGCTAACATCGCGCCCCATGAATACACGAGACATCATTAGAAAACTTGGGGGCCCCGTTTACGTGGGCTGGTATCTGGGTATCAACTCCCAGGCTGTGAGCCACTGGTCGTCGAAGGACCGCATACCGGCTGCTCGCGTGCCTGAGCTGATGCTTTTATGCAACGAACTTGGTGTGAAAGTTACGCCAAGGCAGATGCGTCCTGACATCAATTGGCACGGTATGACATGACACAAACTCGTTATGACCTGGTGCTTTCCCTAGATGCCTTGCGCTCGATGATCGCAGGCGAGATACTGGAATTGCATATTGACGATGACCTGATCATCACACTGAAGTGCGATGACCCAACAATTGAAAGTTTTCGTGATCACATCAACAAAGCAATGCTGGCATTGTTGCCAACACCACCACTTGTAAATTAAACCGAGCTGCGCGGATCGCAGTGTTTTATTTTTGGAGACAGTATGAGCACTAGGCTTGATTATTTTGACGACCTTCTTCGAGATTGCTGGCAAGCAGTTAACGATGTAGGAATACCTGAGATATATAAGGGCCAGGTAATGGCCGCGCTGATTCAGTCCGACAGCTTGAACGGTTTGCGCAAGGCGCTGCTGCAAGCTGAAGCTAATCGGAGGACTGCGCCATGACACAAGATGAAATCATTGAGATGTATCTGCAAGTCTCAAAAGAATTATGTAATGACACCGAATGGTGTTGGGCTGGTGTTGGCGAACCTTTGCAGATGTTTGCCAAACTGGTAGCCGCCAAAGCCTTGGCACAGCCCAAGCAAGAGCCACGCAATGTTAGAGAGCGTTGGAATGTTGAGTTTGATGGAAATGATTTGCTGGTTTGTTTTAACGACCATGAAAAAGGTGATAAATGCCAATATGAACGCTATTCACCACAGCGCACATGGGTTGGGCTGACGGATGATGAAATTGATACATGGAACATTGTTGGGCATGAAAGTTTGCGTGAATTTGTCCGAGCCATTGAAGCCAAACTGCGGGAGCTCAACACATGACACGACCCACAGTATTACCAGTGCAACCGCAGAACGTACCTCACGAACTGCGTGCTCTCAACAGGTGGGTGATGTGGCAGCTGGTGCAGCGCAAAGGTCGATGGACCAAGATGCCTAAGACCGTCGACGGTGCAGCAGCAAGCAGCACTGACTCATCTACCTGGTCGACGTTCGACGACGTGTGCGACGCTCTCCTCATGGGCGACGGCTTCGACGGCATCGGTCTTGTGCTCGGCACTGACGTGCAAGGCATCGACCTGGACGACTGCCGCGACCCAGTGACGGGCGTGTTGACAGACTTGGCCAACGAAGTGCTTGAGCGCGTGCAAGGTTACGCAGAGGTGTCGCCCAGTGGCACCGGCATCAAGGTGTTTGCGAAGACCAACCTGGATGGATCAAGGACCAAGAAGGAAGTCGGTGTCGAGCTGTACAAGGACGGTCGTTACTTCACAGTGACAGGCCATCAGCTGAACGGGCACGAGGGCGTGAGTGACGAGGTGCAGGACCTGGGTTGGTTCGTTGAGCGAGTGTGGTCCGAACAGCTGAGTGCTGACGTCGACGCAGACGAACGAGCCTTGGCCAACTACAAGCCAGTGCTCGAAGACTGGGACTTAGATCGTGTGATGACCAACGTGCTCCCACACTTGGACCCTGACGGCGGGTACGAAGAGTGGCTGAAGGTAGGGGCTGCTCTGCACCACCAGGGGGTTGGGTCGGAGGATTGGCTCGAAGCCTGGGACGCCTGGTCGAGTGGGTCGGGCAAGTGGGTCGAGGGCGTTTGTGCTGAGAAGTGGTCTACGTTCAGTGAGCAGCGAAACGTGGGCCGTGGTGCAGTGACCTTGGCCTCGCTGCTGAAGGCGACCAAGGAGAAGAGGGCGGCGGCGGTGCGCTCAGAGCGCGACCAGGTGATGGCCGACCTGCTTGACCAGATCGACCAGGCATCGGACCCGCGCGACCTGCAAGAGAAGATCGCGGCCAAGGCTGCACACAACGGTGACCTGTCAGACGTTGAGCGTGCTCAGCTGGCGTCGGCTATCCAGCTGCGTGCCAAGTCTTTAGGTGTCAAGGTAGAGATCGCAACGGTCAGGGGCTGGCTTCGGCCAAGGGTACGCGCGTCGTTCCCACACCTGAACGACGACGGTCACCCACTGTGCACACTTGAGAACTTCGGCGTTCTGCTTGAGCGCCTGGGTGTGACGATCAGGTACAACGTGATCAAGAAAAACGCAGATGTGTTGGTGCCCGATGCTTCTTTCAGCAGAGACAACAAAGACAACTCAGCACTCGCATATATTTTGTCAGAGTGCGAGAAGGCACGTATGTCTACCAAGCACATCGTGCAATACATGCCCATGATCGCGGACATGAACCCGTACAACCCAGTGTCAACTTGGATCGAGAGCGAACCATGGGATGGCGTAAGTCGTCTTGATTTGTTTTACGACACAGTGGATACGGGCGATCAAATGCCAGAGGAACTCAAGAGACTGCTTATGCGCAAGTGGTTGGTCCAGGCCGTGGCTGCTGCGTTTGAGCCCGATGGCATAGCAGCTCAGGGCATCCTGACATTCACCGGACCTCAGAACATTGGCAAGACGACATGGTTCAAGAGACTGGCACCCGAAGCACTGGACGTGATCCTGACCGGCCACACATTGGACGTGCGTTCAAAAGACTCATGCTTGATCGTTTTGAAGTATTGGCTTTGCGAGCTTGGCGAGATCGACGCGACATTCAAGAAGTCAGACATTTCTGCATTGAAGTCATTCACTACCCAGTCAGTCGACAACATTCGGCGGCCATACGCGATGACCGAGTCGACGTATCCACGGCGCACGGTGTTTGGCGCAACGGTCAACGATGAGTGGTTCTTGGCCGATCCGACCGGGAACAGGCGGTTCTGGACGATACCGGCTGTGAAGTTCAACTTAGAACTTTTTGATAACGAGCTGAACATGCAACAGCTGTGGGCTGAGGTGTTGGGATTTTGGAAAAACGGGGAGCGTTGGGACTTGTCAATGGAAGAGACAGGGGTCCTGGGCGAGCACAATGAAGGGTTCACTGCGGTCGATCCGATTGATGAGCGGATAGGTGCGGCGTGGGCCTGGCGTGACGTTGTGGTTGATTGGGATTGGGTCACAGCGACCGATGTTCTGATGAAGATTGGTGTCAAGGACCCGAGTAAGTATCAAACGATCGCGGCATCGAGGGCTTTGAAAAAATTGAATGGAGGACAGCGGAAAAAGTCGAACGGCAGGGTGCTGTTTGCGATTCCGTCGGCAGCAAACGATTTTCTAGGGTAAAGGGCATTATGACTGGGGAGTATTGCCCTGGGTAATGCCCTTGCCTAAGTCCTTGATTCTCTTATTCTTTTCTTCTTTTAGGGTATTAGGGTAATAGAAATAGAAGTATAAATAGGGGGGAGAGAATTAAATGAAGGATATAAAAAAAGGTTGCTATAGGGGTATAGGGTTTTTAAGTGCTAATGCCCTTTACCCTAATGCCCTGGAGAAGACGATTGAAGGGTACCTGGTGAAGCGGGTGAAGGCGTTGGGAGGACAGGCACTGAAGTGGGTTTCACCTGGTATGAGCGGGGTGCCGGACAGGATTGTTTTTCTGCCAGGTGGTCGGATTATTTTGGTGGAAGTCAAAGCCCCTGGCAAAAAGTTGAGGCCGCTTCAGCTGTATGTGAAAGAACAGTTGGAGGCCCTGGGCGTGGATTTCAGGGTTGTTGATTCAAAGGAGGCAGTTAATGCTTTATTCTTCTAGGCCCGCACAAGCGATCACGCAAGAGCGGATGATGGAAAACCCTTACCAGCTGATCGCGTTGAGGATGGGTGGCGGCAAGACCGTGGCGACTTTGACGGTGGTCAAGGAATTGATGTTGGCCAAAACCCTGGTGGTGGCACCCAAGAGGGTGGCCGAAATGGTTTGGCACAGGGAGGCTGCCAAGTGGGACCACCTGGCCGACTTGCGTGTGGCCAAGGTCCTGGGCACCAAAGACCAGAGGATGCGTGGGCTGATGCAGGATGCGGATGTGTACGTGATCAACCGAGAGAACTTTGTTTGGCTGGTCAAGCTGGTGGTCGAAAGCAAGCAGCCATGGCCGTTTGAGTGCGTGGTGATCGACGAGAACATTGGGTTCAAGGATCGGGGCAGCAAAAGCTGGCAGGCCCTGAAAAGCGTCAGGAAGGCCGTAGAGCGACTTTATATTTTGACAGGTACCCCTGACCCTAACGGTGACCTGCTGGACCTCTGGCCGCAGATCAGCATGCTTGACGGGGGTAAACGGCTGGGCACAGGGATCACCAAGTACAAGGACAGGTGGTATTTGCCAGACAAGAGGAACGGCACAACGATCTACAGCTGGAAGCTGAAACCTGGGGCCAGGGCTGAGATACAGGGCTTGGTCAGGGATGTGATGGTGAGCATTGACAGCGACACACAGCTGCCGCCACGGATCGACAACGTGGTGCCGGTGCCGTTCAACCGAAAAAGGTATGACGAGATGGAGGCCACCCAGATCAGCGGGCCGGTGGTTGCGGTCAACCCGGCAGTGCTGGCGGGCAAGCTGGCGCAGATGGCCAACGGTGCTGTGTATGACGACCAAAGGGTGGTGCACCCGATACACGAAGGCAAGCTGGATGCGCTGGCCGAGATCGTGGAACAGGGCGAGCCGGTCCTGTGCTTTATTTCGTATGTGCACGACTGGGACCGGATCAAAGAAAGATTTCCCCAGGCCGTCAAATTCACAGGAGATGATGTCCTGGACGATTGGCAGGCCGGACGCATCAAGCTGATGGTGATGCACCCAGCAAGCGGCGGGCACGGCGTGGACGGGCTACAGGTGGGCGGCAACGTGGCTGTTTGGTTTGGTCTGCCATTCAGCTTGGACCTGTACGAGCAAGCCGTTGCCAGGATTCACCGGCCAGGACAGCAGAACCAGGTTGTGGTGCACCACCTGGTTGCGATCAACACGATTGATGAAAGAATCATGCAAGTGCTTGAAACCAAGGGCGACATGCAGCAGGCTTTGATAGACGCAGTAAAGGAGGTCAGAGGATGACAAGCAAAGAGAAGATAACGAGTGCGCAAACCAGCAAAAACTTAGGGGAGACGCCGTCTTATGAGCTGGGCGACATTGACATCATCAGGGCTTGTGGGATGGCTGGGCAGAGCAACCCGTTGGGGCTGTCGATTTGGAGGTGGCGATATGCCGGTGACACGCGCGAGGTGTTTAAGGTCGCGGAGGGTTTGATAGCTAAGGGTTATGAGACCAGGGTGGTGTATGTGGTTTTGGATCACCTGGCCAACGACGTTTGCAAGGTATGCAAAGGTCGTGGTTATGGAATGATAGCGGGGGCCCCGGTATTGAACGGTGAGGTTTGCTTCGACTGCCGGGGCACCGGTCGACGACCTTTGGACGGTGAAAAAGAACAGGCCCTGATCGAAGTGATCATGGGCCTGGAGAGGGAGATCGCGGGCAGCATCATGCGCCGACTGGCGCAGGACCTTGATCTCTGATGACCTGGTTGCAGTGGGGGCAGATGTCTCGGCCCTCACGCCTCTTGATCGCACGGTGAACAGCTGACTCATGCACGCCTACCTGTTTGGCGGCTGCATATACAGTTAAGCCCTCGTCCAATACCATGGCCAGGGCCTGCATGGTTTTGGACAAGGGCTGTGCTGCATTTCGTGGATCGTCTCCGCGCTTGGACCAGATAGCAAAGGCAGTGTCTGGCCAAGATTCAGGCTTAGCCGTGAAGGCAGAGCATGAGGGGTGACCGGCATTGTCCCAAGCTACCAGGTAGCGCATGTCGTCCCGATCGGACATGACGCGCAACTTGTGGCGCACGTTGTCTGACCATGGGATGTCGTAGATGAAATTATCAAAGTCGAGCAAGTTCATGCCAAGCCCTCCAACACTGCAACAGCGATGGCGCGCATCTGGTGCCGTGGCAGCGTGACCGAGTAGGCCACCTGCCGAGCGTCGGGGTTCTTGGCACCGAGCCACTGAGACTCGATCTTGAGGTGGTACTGGTCAAACTTTTGGGTTGGTGTGACCGTGACGTGCAGTTTGTAATCTTCGGATACGTCAATCATTAAAGCTCCTTCATTTTGGTTACGGTTTCAGTTAAAGCGAATGCCATGGGCGCACCCCTGGCGGCGATGATGCTGGCCAACTCGGTGTAGTACCAGAGAACATCTTCCTTGGGTGCCTTGAATTTTGCAAACACTGTGGGACCATCGGAGACGATCGCCCTGGCGTTGTGCAATTTGTCAGACCCGGCAATGAGAAGAACCTCGGCGCTTGACCTGGCCAAGTGGGCCAGGTACTCGATCCGTTTTTCTTTCCAAGTGCCACGTCCAAGGTGGCTGACGGCCATCACCAGGTCCGCGACATGGGTGCCGAATTCTTCCCTGATCGAGACAATGAAGCCCCGGCCACAGTCTTCGATCACGTCGTGGAGGACGGCTGCAATGGCGACATCTTCACTACCTCCGTACTCCATGGCCATGGCCGAGACAGCAAGCGGGTGCGAGATGTAGGGCACGGTCGTGCCGGTTCTGAATACGCCAGCATGAGCGGCAGTGGCCATAGCCACCGCCCTGGCATAGCGTGGTGTTGTCATAACGGTCTCCAAAAGAAAAGGTCCATCAACAACACGGCCATGGCCGCGATGTAGATGATCGTGAGGGCAAAGGTTTCGCGGGTCATGCGATCCCCTGTTCTTTGGCAGCAGCCAAAATGATTTCGTCCATCTTGGCTTCGATTGCATCAGCGGTTGCCTTGCTGATCATGTCGTAGCGTCCGTAGTTTTGTTTGATTTCCCTGGGCACGCCAGGGATGCGAAACACGGTGCTGAACTCGCGGGCCTTGTTGCAAAGGCCGTTGTTGTACAGGTCGTAGTAGCAGTTCGATGCCTTACGAAACTTCTCAAGATGTTTGTTGGAAGTTTTTGCGTTTGGTGCGGAGCCAAAGACTGGCACCCGCCCTCTCAACGCATCGGCCTTGGCCTGGTATCGGCCCTTGTTTTCCCAATATGTCATGTCAGTCTCCAAAGAATTCAGCCAGGATGTTTCTTAGAACGTAACGGGGTTCGGTATCAGAGGCACCGAATTCCGAGTACAGGTCCAAGACTTTGCAGGCTTCAAAGTAAGCCTTGTCTTTGTTTGGCGCGGCGTTGATGATGGCCGCGACCTCGATGTTGATGGCCCTTGCAGCTGGTTCGCAGTCCCGGTTGCCTGTGTACAGGTCCCAGTCGTCGCCGGTCAGTTCAAGCGTCATGGCTTTTTTGATGATTACGTTTCTCATGTGTCCTCCTGAGTCCTGGCAACCGGCCAGATCGGAGTGCAAGCGCACTGGTCAGGGCACCCAAGTGGATGCCCTGCACCGCTGTGCTTACGCGGTTAACAAGTCCAAGGCGCGGGACTTGAGGTCAGCGCCTGCACCCCACTGGGATGCAACGAAGCGGTTCTCATCGCTACGAGCGCGGACGTGGTGGTCAGCGTATTCGGTGACCGCGTTGAGGAAACCCCAGCGTGTACCGAAGACACCGTCCATGGTGGAGCCCATGCCGCCGCCGTTGAAGAGGTCCAGGACCTTCTTGAAACCGGCAGTCTCACGGGCTTTGTCACCGCCACCGAAGAGCGTGACGGCCATGTCGCCAGCCTGCTCTTCGTGCATGTCGACGTTGGCCAGGCTTGTCACTGTGTGACGGAAGGCATCCCAGGCAGCGGTGTTCAAGCCCATGAATTCTTTGATTGATTCAGGGTTGAACACAGAGCGGTGAGTCACCTTGAATGACGCGGGAGCGTCAGCCATGGCCATCTGCAAAGTGTTCTTGCAGACGGTGCGAACAGTGGTACGACGTACCTCAGTGGACAGCGATCCGTCAGCCGAGGTGCTGATCAGGATGTAGCCACCGATCTTGTCGGCCAGTGAAGCGGGAGAGGCTTCGCCAATCTTGGCCGTAGCCCAGAAACGCTTGCCACCGTAGATCGTGCCAGCTGCTGACAACTCCAGGCCACCGGCCTTGGCGATGTCGCGGAAGAACTCGATCACTTCACCAGGCTGCACGACCTGGTACTTGCGGGACACGACACCCAAGGGTGCTTTTGTGTCGGAGCGGAACAGAACGTGCTGGTCCGGCAACTCGACCTGGCCACCGTTGTATTCGGTGTTGAAGCGGACGATGCCGCGCTTGATCCTCCAGTCCATGCCAGCAGCCTCGCGCCAAGCATCGAGGCTGGTGCCGTCGGCGAGTGCTTGGCCAAGGCCGTGCCAGGGTGTTCCGTCCGAGGCCAAGTAGGCAAATTCGACACGGCCATCAGCGCGGGTTGTGAGTTCGTGAGACATGATTCATTTCCTTTATAAAAAACCAAGCAGTTACGGTCGCCTGGATACACCGCCAATACCCGGCACGCCGGGCATTGCAAGGGCTATGCGCCCTCCATTTCAAACAACCAGTCACCACCCATGGCAGCTTCGACGAAGCTGATGCTGCCCTTGGTGCCTTCTTTCACGTCATCCCGCGAGGGGATCGCGTTGCCCCAGTAGTCGCGGGCAGCGTTGGGGCCAAGCAGGCAGTGGCCAGAGTTGATGGCAGCCATCATGGCCCGGCCATAGCTGCCCTCCATCGACCAGTGACCGGCGTTGATGGCGCGCTGCACGCTGAGGTAGTAGTCGAGTTCATCGAGAGACAACCCAGCGTCGAGCATCAGTTCTTCGATAGCCATATCAGTTTTCCTTTAAAGTTTAGATTCCATGGCCCTAAACAGCAGGGCCTTGGCGCGGTTAAGAGATTGCCGAGCGCCTTCAACATCGCCGAAGGCCATTTGTTCCTGGGCATCCGACATCAGTCCAGCGACGACCATGTTGACGCCGCTGACCTGGTAGGTAAACGACTCAACCACGCTGGCGACAAACTCATCGATGTCGCAGCCGTACATCTGGTCGACCATGTCAGTTCTCCAGAGGTTCGGTTTGAGCGGCCAGCAAGTTGTAGCTGGTGGTTGTGTACTTGGTGACCAGGTCGGCGGGAGCTTTGAGCTCCTGGGCAACCTTGGACCAGGCAGTGGTCTTTTTCTCGGGGGTCAACTTGACCGTGGTGACGTACATGCTGCCTCTGTAAGTGCCAGCACCCAACAACTTGATTTTGCTTTTCAAGTCTTCGGCCTGTTCTTGCAGGGCGTCGATCTGGTCTTCCAACAGGCCGAGCTGGTCGACCATCTTCAAAGCGGTGGTATCCATAAAATCTCCAAACAAACACCAGCAACCGGCTGGCACGGAGTGTTGATCACACTGCACTACACCCTGTCACGGTGTAGCACGCTGGGATCAAGCAGGGGCAAACAGCTTGCGACCTTCACGCATGAACACGCGGAAGGCAGCAGCTTCGCGGTTGTCGAGTTCGTCGTTGGCGAGCATCTCTTCCATAACGAGCAGCATGTCCAAGAAGGTCATGCCGTAAATCTCGCGCTTGTCGTCGATAATGTTGATTGCGGTTGTGATGTCCATGTTTATCTCCAAACTGAGTAAGGTTCGCCACCGCTGAGCGCGATGTCGTAGGGTGAAAAGATCGGTGTGAATTTGCGGGCGCTGTTCATAATGTTGACAGCGTTGTCGTAGAAGTCTTCGCGCAAGGTGTCAAAACGCTTGCCCCCTACTTCTACCAGCGGCATTTCCAGATCGATCAGTTGTACGCTGATCGGTATTTCGCGGTACTTCATACGACCTCCGGTGTGTAGGCGTTGACGTACTCGATTTCATAACCGAGGGCCTTGATCGCGACCAGGTCGCTGGTGCTGAAGGTCTTTGTGCCGACCAGGGCAGCAAGCAACTCAGCAGTGCGGTTGCCTGGTGCTGGGTAAACCTTGGGAAGGCCGTACACCGATTTGATTGTCAAAACGACAGTTGGCATGTCTATCTCCTGAAAGTACCGGGCTGTTATGGCCGCCCGGATACGCCATGCCGTTTACGCGGCCTCGAACGTCACTTCAGCAACGTCCATGATTCCGGCCAAACGACCGTTTGCATTGATCGAGTATTCGATCTGTTCGACAGTCGGTTTGAAACAACCGCTGTAGTCAGCTTGTTGGCCGCACTTGCGTGAGCCTTCAAACCACACCAGTGAAATGATGTTGCCAACTGGCGCACCCTTCACTGTGTAAACCTGGGCGTCGGCGTGTTGACCACGCACAATCAATAACCCAGGACGCATGTCTTGCTTTTTGTAACGCATGACCATCCTTTCAAAATACCAAGCAGTTGCGGTCGCCTGGATACACCGCCAATGCCAAGCACGCTGGGCATTGGAAGGGCCGAAGCCCTGGGGGTTAGGAGTTCAACCACTCCTCAAAGGTTTTGATTGGCAAGCCGAGAGACTCGGCACATGCCACATAGATGGCGTAACGCGATTGCAAAGTTTCCATATTTACTCCTTGAAGTTAAGTTCCGTAAGTAGCCCAGTCGGGCATTTCCCACAGCCATTCGCGAGCTGTGTAAGGTAATGATTCCCGTGTCCGTTCGTTGTTGGCGTATGCAACCAGCGCAGCGCGATCCGACCGAAGCCGTTCAAGCGTGGCAGTTACATGCGCATCGGGCCGGTACGACTCAAACATCTTGATGTTGAAGTCGATCTTGGCAAGTGCTTTTTCCATGCTGATCTCCAAAGTACCAAGCAGTCACGGTCGCCTGGATACACCGCCGGAAGGCAGCACGCTGACTTCTGGACCATCCTTCGCACTCGTCAGTCTGGGGGACTGGTTCTTAGCGGTCTGGCCTTTGGGTTCCCTGGTCGGTACTTCGTAATCAGCTGGTTCCCTTTTTGTATCCCCCTGGTCCTTCGGGGCTGGGTCGTTACCGACCACGAATTAAATGTACCACACTGACAGGCACTGTCCAGTAATATTTAAGTTTAGGCACAAATACAACAAAAATAGTTTTGCAAGCGTTGTTTTTGCGCAACAAATATTTTGTGTTTTTGCAGGATTTCAGGCACTTGACCCGGTTTGCACGCTGGACTACACTCTTCGCGGGACCGTGCGTCTCAAAAAACTGTTAACAAAGCCGCCAATCAGGCGGCTTTTTCATTGGGAAAATCATGCAACAAATCACAATTTCCGTCGGCGACGACGGCAACATCACTGTCGAAACAAGCGAAGGTGGCGAGCCGTACCAATGTCAAAGCACCGATGAGTGCTTGCAGTACGTCGGCATGATCCTCAAGGAAGAATCGGGCGAAGGCCCACAAGAGCAATCCACTGAAGGGCCAGAGAACTATGGCCAGATGTGGGAGCAAGAGGCGGCCAGCCGCAAACCCCAACCGGGCCTGATGGCCTAACTCAAGGAGCTAAACATGCAGAGCTATTCCAACCCAGCATCACGTAACACCATGCGCGCCGCAGGCGATCCGATGAAAACCGGTGCAGCTATGGGCGGCGGCGGCAATCAGACACAAGGCCAGGGCATGCTGCCCAACAAAGTGTCCGTGCCCATGCCTGGCACAAATACAACCCAGACGCCATACAAGGGCAGCGGCGGCGTATACAAAGCGCCTATGGGCTTTAACAACGGCCTGATTAACGGCAAAATCTAATGGCGACGAAACCCGGTTTGTACGCCAACATCCAGGCAAAACGTGCCAGGATCGCAGCGGGCTCGAACGAGCGCATGCGCGCGCCGGGTGACAAGGGTGCGCCAAGCAAAGCCGACTTCGTGGAGTCAGCCAAGACTGCCAAGACCGGCATCATCAGCAAGGCGATGAAGCAATGAAGAGCCCAGCCTGGCAACGATCCGAAGGAAAGAACCCCGAAGGGGGTCTCAATGCAAAGGGTCGTGCCAGTGCCAAGGCTGAGGGCATGAACCTCAAAGCTCCGGTGAAGTCCGGCGACAACCCACGTCGCGCGAGCTTCCTGGCCAGGATGGGCAACATGCCCGGTCCTGAGCGCAAGGACGGCGAGCCTACCCGGCTGCTGTTGAGTTTGCAGGCTTGGGGTGCTTCATCCAAGGCAGACGCCAAGGCCAAGGCCAAAGGGATCAGCGCACGCAACGGCATTATTCGCAAAGCGATGAAGGATTAACATGGGACGTAAAACCGGAGCAACTCGATTGGCTGAGCTGGCAGGCGCACCGCCCAGGCTCGCCTCTGTCGAGGACCTCGAGGCTGCTGGCCCCACGCCTTCTCACAGACACGCCAAGCAAATCTCAAGCAAGAAGCCCATGGGCATCAACCTCAAGGCGGTGGCCGAGGCTTTGCGCGAGGCTGGCATGGACCCGGCAGTCGAGATGATCAACATCTTAAAGCGCCAGGTCTTAGTGCGTGATGTCAACGGCAAGCCACGTATTGATCCTGAAACCAAACAGCCAATCATGGTCGATGCTGTCGACGCAGACACCAAGCTGCGCATGCTCAACGAGATGCTGCAATACACGCAACCCAAGCTCAAGTCTGTCGAGATGAAAGTCTCCGGCAACCTGGAGCTCACGTCTGAGCAACTCGATGATCGATTGGCCATGTACTTATCCAGGGCTGCAAGCAAATGAAGATTGACGACCTCGACCTCTCTCGACTTGATCTGTCATTGCTCAATCACGAAGAGAAGCTCGAAGTCTATGAGCTGCTGAGAATCAAAGACATTCGCGCCAAGCGCAACCGCTTGGCCACCTACAAGCCATACGCCAAGCAGGTGGATTTCCATCAGGCTGGCGCATCATTCCGTGAGCGTTTGTTCATGGCCGGTAACCAGCTTGGCAAGACATGGGCTGGCGCATTCGAGACCGCGATGCACCTGACTGGCCGCTACCCTGCCTGGTGGAAGGGCACGCGGTACCCTTACGCAATCCGCGCAATGGTCGGTTCCGAATCAGCTGAACTGACACGCAAAGGCGTGCAGCGTTTGCTGCTTGGTCCGCCTGAAGTGCGCGACGAATGGGGCACTGGCTCCATTCCTCATGAGTGCATCCGCGACACCAGCATGAAGCAGGGCGTGCCGGACGCAGTGTCCAGCATCGTCGTGCGTCACGACTGTGGCGAGGATTCGGTCATTCAGTTCAACTCATACGACCAGGGCCGCACCAAGTGGCAGGCCGACACGGTCAATTGGGTATGGTTCGATGAGGAGCCACCACTAGGGGTTTACTCTGAGGGCCTGACCCGCACGCAGGCTGTCGGTGGCCAGGTGTGCGTGACCTTCACGCCTTTGCTGGGTATGTCCGATGTGGTCAAGCGTTACCTAATCGACAAGCCCACAGGCACCAACGTCACCAACATGACGATCCATGACGCCGAGCACTACACGGATGAGCAGCGCGAAGCCATCATCAACGCATACCCTGAGCACGAACGCGAAGCACGGGCAAAGGGCATTCCTATTCTGGGCAGCGGGCGCATCTTCCCGGTTGCCGAAGAGGCAATCAAGGTAAAACCTTTCCCGGTTCCGGCGCACTGGCCGCGCATCATGGGCATCGACTTCGGTGTTGACCACCCAACCGCAGCCGCCTGGATGGCGTGGGACCGAGACAGCGACACGATCTATGTCACGGACTGCTACCGCAAGAGCGAGCCTGGCATTGCCGGGCATGCCATGGCCGTTCGGGCCAGGGGCGAATGGGTGCCAGTTGCCTGGCCGCATGACGGCTTGCAGCGTGACAAGGGCGGGTCCGGCGAACAGCTGGCCAAGCAGTACCGCGATCAGGGATTGAACCTGTTGAAGGACCGAGCTACATTTGAGGATGGCAGCAACGGCGTAGAGGCCGGACTGTCTGAGATGCTGACACGCATGCAGACCATGCGCTTTCGGGTGTTTGCTCACCTGGAAGATTGGTTCGAGGAGTTCCGCCTGTACCACCGCAAAGACGGCCTGGTCGTCAAGCAGGCTGATGACTTGATGTCAGCCACGCGATACGGCATGATGATGCGCCGGTTTGCCAAGACGCAAGAAGAAGCCGAAGTCCGCATACGCGGCAACAAGATTCCCAACATCACGCCGTTTGGCGTATTCGACCCTGTGACTGGATACTGACATGCAACAACCCTACAACATGATGCAGCCGCCGCAAAAAGACATACCACCGGCTCAGGCTAACGTAACCGCCATGAACCAGGCCGCTGCACGCAATGCAGCCATGCAAGGCAACAGATCACAGAATGCGCCAGCCATGCGCGGTGGGCGAGAAGTCATGCGGCGACCACCCACATTGCAGCCGGTCCAAGGTGGCCTGGTCGACGGTCAAGCAACCAAGACCGGCATCAACCCCGAGAATCGAAACATCAAACAAACCATGGGCACGGGCATCATCGCTGCCCAGATGAACCGCCCAGCCTGATAGGACCAACACATGCAACCCCAACAAATTGATGTAGAAGTTGTTGATCCAGAGATGGAGAGGGAACGCACGCAAGAGCGTTTGCAAGCGTTTGGCCAATCCATGTCTCACCAACGCGACGACTGGATTCGGGCCCGCTACAGCTACGGGGTGGACAAGCGTTGGCTCGAAGACGAAGACCAGTACAACGCCAAGGACAACGTCAACAAGGCAGCCAGCCAGATGATGACCAGCGTTGAGCAGGGCTACCCGGTCACCACACAGAACGCCAAGCCTCATCGCTCGACTGTCTACATCGGCTTGACCAGACAGAAAACCAATGCAGCCGAGGCACGCATATCCGATATTCTGTTGCCCACCGACGACCGCAACTGGGGCATCAAGCCCACACCAAAACCCAAGATCATGGCCATGAGTCGTGACACTCAGATGGCCGGTGACAAAGAGACTGGCCAACCACTGCTGGACCCCGATACCGGCGAGCCCTTGGCCATGCGCGACATTGCCCGTGCGGCCATGAAAATGGCACGCGAGAAGTCGGACGCCATGCAGCTGGAGATTGAAGACCAGCTGGTCGAGTGCGACTACAACGGCGAGCTGCGCAAGGTGATTCACAACTCGGCACGCCTGGGCACCGGTGTGATCAAGGGGCCGATCGTCACCAACCGCACACGCAAAGCCTGGCAGCCATACAAGGACATGGAAGGCAACACGATTCACCAGCTGGACATCGTGAACGAAGTGACGCCCGCGTCATTCAGCGTTGATCCGCGCAACATCTGGCCAGACCCAGGCTGTGGTGATTCGATCCACAACGGCAAAGGCATTTACGAGCGCGAGCAGCTGACCAGCCGCCAAGTTCGTGACCTGGCCAAGCAGCCAGGGTTTATGAAGGACCAGCTTCGCAAGGTGCTGGAAGAGGGCCCAAAGAAGTCGGCCACCTTCCAGGAACTGAAAGACGACGACCAGCGCGACATCGCACGCGACGTGTACGAGATGTGGAGCTATTGGGGCGAAGTTGACCACGACGACCTGGAAGCCGCAGGCATCAAGGTAGGTGAGAAGGACGAGCTCCGCGCAGTCAGCGCATGCGTCGTGATGATCAACAGCACAATCGTTAAAGCGTTTCTCAACCCGTTGGAAGGCGGCGATCTGCCGTATGACTTCTACGTCTGGGAGCGCGTGTCTGACAGCGTGTGGGGTTATGGTATTCCCTACCTCATGCGCGCGCAGCAGAAGGTCCTTAACGCAGCATGGCGTCAGATGATGGACAACGCCGGTGTATCCAGCGGGCCACAGATCATCGTCAAGGCCGGAGCCATTCAGCCAGCAGACAAGCAGTGGCAGATCAGCGCACGCAAGATATGGTTTGCCACCGACGAGGTGGACGACGTGCGCAAGGCATTCACCGCAGTGGAATTCAACAGCCACCAGGTCGAGCTGTCAGGCATCATCAAGATGGCCATGGAGCTGGCCGACATGGAGACCGGCGTGCCGGTCATCATGCAAGGCGAGAAGGGTGCAGCACCTGACACTGTTGGCGGCATGCAGATGCTGATGAACAGCGCCAACGTGGTGTTGCGCCGTTTGGTCAAACAGTTTGATGACATGGTCACACGCCCGCACATCCGCCGGTACTACGACTACAACATGATGTACAACGAGGACGAAGAGATCAAGGGCGATTTCAGCATCGACGCCCGAGGCTCGTCGGCTTTGCTGATCCGCGACATCCAGAACCAGGCATTCCTGAACCTGTTGGCCGCTGGAGCGAACCCGGTGTACGGCGTGTACCTGGATACCCAGAAGCTATTCGAGAAGGCCCTACAGGCCCAGCACATCGATCCCAAGGACGTGTTTAAGTCCGAGGACGAGCTGGAAAAAATCAAAGAGCAGCAGAAGAATCCACAGGAAGCCCCGCCCGATCCAGCCATGGCCGTGGCCCAGCTGCGTGGCCAGATCGAGATGGAGAAGGCCAAGGCCCAGAACGCGGGCGACATGGCCGAGTTGCAGGTACGCCAAGGCATCGCCCAGCAAGAGGGTCAATTGCGCATGGCCGAGATGCAGCTCACGCGCGAGATCGAGATGCTGAAGATGGCCAACACCCAGAACCTCACACTCGAACAGATCAAGGCCAAGCTGGCCGACACGGCAATGCGCGAGCGCGGCAAGAAAGAGCTGTACGCGGCAGAAGCAAATTTAAAAATGACCACTGGTCAAGGCATCTAAACCCGAAAGGAAATTATCATGGCATCAATCAGCGCAACCGTCAGCCGCGACAAGGCTCCCGGCGCAATCATCGTTACCTGGGCATTAGGCGACGCCGATACCGGCTTACCGTACCAGCTCAGCTCAGCATCAGACTTAACGTGCCACACCTTTGGCACGTTTGGTTCAGCCACCATCACTTGGCAGGGATCGAGCGACGGCACAAATTGGCACGCAATGACCCAGAAGGGCGGCACGGCCAACATGGCCTACACCACTGCTGCCAACCACTCGCCCAACGAAATGCCCCCGTTCATCCGCCCGATCTCCGCAGGCGGTACGGCCACTGTAATTACGGCATCCTTGTGCATCTACCCGCGCTGGTCCAAGAACCAATTTTGATGACTTGCGCACCACCCCCTGCCTGGCATAGAATCCGGGCAGGGACCTTGCGTCCAAAAATTACATAGCCAGGCAATGACCTGGCTTTTTTGATGGCATGAACGAATACACCTCTGATACCTGGCACAAACTGCGTAAGTGGGCTGAAGCAGAGCTCGAACGCGCACGCGTGCGAAACGACGCCGTGGGTCTCTCCGAACACGACACGGCTGCGCTCAGGGGTGAGATCAGGATGCTCAAACGATTTCTCGACTTGCCGCAAGCGGCAACTCGGGGTGTAGTGGTTGAGCCGGACTAACAGTCCCGCACAACCTGTCTGAGTGACCGCCTTCGGGCGGTCTTTTTATTGGAGAGCGAAAAGTGGAACAACAACTATCCGAAGAGGAAACGCAAAAACTCTGGAACGAAGAAGCCGCAAAACTTGAAGCCAGTGAGCCATCACCCGCATTCGAGACCCAAGGCGTTGCGCCGGTAGACCCGCCGCAAGACCCTCAACCCCAGGACCCTGCGCCAGTTCAAGGACAAGACGTTGATCCGCTGGCAGGACTACCAGAACCAGTGAGGCAGGCCCTAACCCGCATCACAGAACTGGAGACCGCTAACTCTCAACTGCTGCACCACGTAAAGACTGCCGAGGGTCGCGTGGCCGCGATGCAGCGTGAATTCCAGCAGGCACGCCAGGCCCAACAATCCGTTGGGTCACAGGACGCGCCTTCGCAGGGAGCCATAGCTGCCGCTGCCAAGAACCCCGAGAAGTGGGAGCAGCTCAAGCAAGATTTCCCGGAATGGGCCGGGGCGATGGAAGAGTACGTTGGAGCCAAGCTCAGCGGTATGCAAAGCGGTGTTCAGGCCACCCAGGTCGTTGAATACGTGCAAGCACAACAGGCTGCGCTTAGAAACCAAATGCAAGCTGCCATTGAAGAGGCCCGTGTCGAAGGCAAATACGAAGACTGGAAACAGACGATTAACACATCGGACTTTGCCCAGTGGTTCGCTATTCAGCCAACCGAGGTGAGAGCCTTGGCCGACAGTCCACACGGCAGAGACGCAATCAAGATGTTGGACATGTTCAACAACGTGAGAGCACGACCTGCTTCGGAGATTAGGCAAGAGCGCGGAGCACGACTCGCCGCAGCCGCGACGACCCGACCTGGTCAGACACCGCCGCCCAAGACATTGGACGACTTGTCGCCAGAAGAACTCTGGAACTACGAGGCCAAGAAGCGCGAAGAGAAAAAAGCGCAACAAGGCTACTGAAAACTTTTTAAAGGAACCAAACCATGGCTATTCAAAATTACGGCACAGTTGCATCACGGAACTTGATCCGTGCCGCACAAGGCATGCTGGAACACGCCCAACCCATCACCGTCTTGGGCGACTTCGGTACTCAGCGCGAAATGCCGCAGAACTCGACAGACACTTTGGTGTTCCGTCGTACTCTGCCTTTCGGCGCATCTACAGCAGGCACCACAATCGAGAACTCCACTCGTTATGTTGGTACTCCTGACATCACCGCATCCAACTTCGTGTTGGCTGAAGGCGTGACCCCTAACTCCAACACCATCACGTTCCAGGACGTGTCCGTTCAGCTCCAGCAGTACGGTGTGTTGTTCAAGTACAGCTCTAAGACTGAGCAGTTGTACGAAGACGACATCCCCGGCGAGATGGTCAAGCTGACTGGCGAGACCCTGGCCGAGGTGATGGAGTTGGTTCGCTACGGCGTGTTGAAGGCTGGCTCTACTGTGATTTACACAAATGGCTCTAGCCGTGCCTCGATCAACACAGCGATCAGCTTGAACTCAATCCGTAAAGCTGCCCGTACCCTGGAATCAAACCGTTGCCGCCGCGTCACCAGCCGCTTGGCTCCTGGCGTGAACTTCGGTACACGCGCCGTTCAACCCGCCTATGTGGTGTTCTGCCACACAGACGCAGTGAGCGACATTCGTAACCTTCCAGGCTTTACCCGCGTGGAAGACTACGGTTCATTCAAGCCCATCCACGATCGCGAGATCGGTGCCTGTGAAGACTTCCGCTTCATCAGCTCTCCGCTGTTGAAGTCCTTCTTGGCTGCCGGTGCTTCCATTGGTTCAAGCGGCATGTTGTCTGTTGGCGCTGCCAACGTCGACGTGTATCCCTTCATCGTTATCGGTGAAGACGCATGGGGCCAAGTTGCATTGAAGGGCATGTCTGCCATCAAGCCTGTGGTGTTGAAAGCATCTCAGACCAACCACGCTAACCCATTGGGCCAATTTGGCTACGTGGGCGCTTCGACCTGGTTTGCTACCGTGCGTTTGAACGACGCCTGGATGGCCCGTATCGAAGCCGGTGTGACCGCTCTGTAATGATCAGGGGTGTGAGCCTGGCTCACGCCCCGTCTAACCAAAGGAACACACCATGAGCAATCCAGCTTTCTATAGCCTTATTAACAGCGGGCGATTAACCGGTAACGTGATTGGCGCGGTGCTTGCCACCGATCCCCTTGCAGTTACAGGCGCAACCCTGACCTGCACCCGTGATGTCCACGGCGGTCGTATGAACGTAATCAATGCAGCCGCAGGTTGTGCAGTCACACTGCCAAACGCGACTGGCACTGGTTCGGTCTATCGATTCATGATCGGCACAACCATTACATCAAACAGTACCACCATCAAGGTGAACAATACTACTGATGTCATGTCTGGCCGCGCATACGTGATCAGCGATAACTCGGCTGCGGTACTTGGCTACGCCACTGGTTCTACTGATGACACCATCACCCTCAACGGAACTACGTTGGGTGGATTTGCTGGCGACGTCATTGAAATCACTGATGCAATTGCCGGTACTTTTTTGGTCGAAGTACACACCAAAGCCACCGGCACGGAAGCAACTCCGTTCTCGGCAACTGTCTAATCCCCTTTTTTTTAAGGAATCTCACCATGTCATATAACATCGCAGAAATTAACAGCGGCTTTGTGTCGCTGACCGCCGCCGGTTTGGCTGAGGGCACTAACAGCGCCACTTTCAAAACCACCAACACTTTGACTTTCACCAACAACGGTGTGTTCAAGTCTAAAGCTGCAACCGACAACTTGGCATTCAGCACAGGCACTGCCCTGGCTAACAGCCAGGCTTGTTTGTTCGGCGTTTGGATCAATACCTCTGGCACCGTGACGACCACACAAGGTCCTATCGTTGCCGCTGGCGATCCTTGCCCTGTGCCTGCACAAGCTACTGCCAACACCACTTTGGTTGGCTTGATCAAGGTGACTACCAGCTCGTCTGCTACGTTCACCCCAGCCACTACCGACCTCAGCGCAACAGGCATCACTGATGACTTTTACGACTGTATGGTCATGCCTGGCTCGGCCCTGTAAGTTGTCATCCTCTTCCTAGAAGAGTTTATGCAGACCGCCTTCGGGTGGTCTGCTTTTTGGATTTTTAACCCCCTGGAGAATAAAGATGGCAAGTAAGAAAAACACCGTCCAAGGAATGGAAATCATCGACGACGAACCGGTCATTGAGACCGTGGCCGAGTCGCGTGATTTCAGCAAGCTCGCAGCCGATGAGGCTTTTATGAACGAGCTGGTAACCGTCATGGTTCATTCGACCACTGATGAGAATCAACCCAACCATGTCGTTGTCAATTGCAACGGCATGAACCAACCCTTGATCAGGGGTGTGCCCACAACCGTGAAGCGCAAGTATGTCGAAATCTTGGCCCGCATGAAGGAAACCAAGTACACCCAGGTCACGCGCAATGCTTCTGCGCCTGACCAGATCGACATGGTTGCACGCCACGGTTTGAGCTTCCCCTTTGACTTGGTTGAAGACAAAAACCCTCGTGGCCGTGCATGGCTGCAAAACGTCTTGACTGAAGCAGCCTAATAGGGTCTTTGCATGAACCTCCTTCAACTTGTCAACCAAGCCCGTGTAGAGTGCGGCGTCTCTGGCCCGGCGCTGACCACAGCGGTAAGCCAGACCGGCGAATCAGGTCGCATGGTGTCTTGGGTGCAGCAGGCATGGATTGACATCCAGACCAGCAAAGAAGATTGGCTGTTCTTGCGAAGCCCTTTTACATTTAACACGGTTGCGTCTCAATTTCAATACACCGCCGCTAACGCGGGCCTGACTGATTTTGGAAACTGGAAGCGTGACAGCTTCCGGTGTTCCAGTGTTGGTCAGTCCTACCGAGACGAGCAGTTGATGAACTACATGGACTGGACCACGTTCAGAAACCTGTACCGTTATGCCAACATGCGCAACACAACCGCGCGTCCGGTCGTTGTAGCAATCACACCTGAAAAGGACCTGGCCTTTGGCTCGACTCCTGACATAGCCTACGTGATCGATGGCGAATACTACACACAACCTGTCAGTCTCACGGCTGACGCTGACACTCCCGGTATACCGGATCGATTTCAAATGGCCATCGTCTACCGGGCCATGATGTACTACGCTGGGTATGAGGCAGCCCCTGAAGTCCTGTCGCGAGGTGACTTCGAGTACCGACGTTTGTACTCGCGAATGGAGATCGACCAGCTGCCGACTATTGTCAGCGGACCACCTTTGGCGTAATCATGGCCACAGGAATGCCTCCCGTCAAATACAGTCTGATCCAGCTCCAGGGCGGGCTTGACCTGGTCACGCCCACGCTGTCGCTGCCACCAGGCATTGCTCGTTCGTCTGTTAATTTTGAAGTGGCCATCACGGGTGGGTATACCCGCATTGCCGGGTACGAACGATTTGATGGGCAGCCTAATCCGTCGGATGCCGTCTACAACTCAATCACGGTTGCAAGCGCCAGCAACCTGGCCGTTGGTAATACGTTCACCAATTTAGCGGCCACGTCGTCAGGCTACATCATTGCCATTAACGACACCACGGTAATCTACACCCAGGCTGTGGGCGTGTTTGCCGTTGCAGATGGCCTTTATGTGGGCGGCATTCTTAAAGCGACTGTCACGGTTCTGGGCGCAACCGCTACCATAACCAGTTTGTTATCCAGCCAATACACGTACTTGGCTGCTGAAGTTTATCGGGCTGTCATTACTACGGTGCCGGGAGCGGGACCCATACGTGGTGTTGTCTACTACGGCAGCACGGTGTATGCCTGGCGCAACAACGTCGGTGAAACGGCCATGGCTATTTACAAATCAACTACCAGCGGCTGGGCCCTGGTGCCGTTGGGTTTTGAGTTAGCCTTTAATACTGGCACAACCCAGCTTAACGATGGCAATGTAATTGTTGGCCAAACAAGCGGAGCAACTGGCACCATTACCCGCGTAGTTCTGAGTTCCGGCACTTGGGCGGCTGGCACGGCGGCTGGTTATCTTACGTTTGCGTCAGTGACTGGCACGTTCCAATCAGGCGAGAATTTGCGAATTGGCGCAACCACATACGCCCTTGCGGGCGGGGCGCAAGCCGCCATTACCTTGAACCCTACTGGCCGGGTTGAAACGGCAATTGACAATATTAACGGCGCGTCCAGAATATACGGCGCGGATGGTGTTAACTACGGGTTTGAGTTTGACGGCACGGTTTATGTGCGAATTCGCACAGGCATGACGACCGACACACCGGTTCATGCTGTCGTTCACAAGTCGCATTTGTTTTTTAGTTTTGGCGCATCAATTCAATTTTCAGGGATTGGCGACCCGTACAGCTGGAGCCCGGTTGTGGGCGCGGGCGAGATTGCGCTAAATGGAAACGTGACTGCGTTCTTGGTCCAGCCAGGCGACCAGTCAACCGGTGCCATGGCTATCTACTCGGACGACAACACTTCGATTCTGTATGGCAGCAGTTCGGCCAACTTCCAACTTGTTTCATACAACGTAGGCACTGGAGCAAAAGCCTACAGCTGCCAGAACATCAACGTCAGTTATTCGTTTGACGATCGTGGCGTTATGAACATGGCGACCACGCTTAACTTTGGCAACTTTGATTCAGCGGCATTGACTTTAAACTTGCGGCCCTTTATCGCTGCACGGCGTGCCCTGTCCACGGCCAGCGGCGTAAGTCGGGAAAAAGGCCAGTATCGAATTTTCTTCAGTGATGGCAATGGCTTGTACGTTACTTTGGCCAACGGTAGTTTTATGGGGGCCATGCCCGTGCGGTTTCCAAACGCAGTGGCGTGCATGTGCGAAGGCCAGCGAGCTGACGGAGCGGAGACATCATTCTTTGGTTCAACCAATGGATACGTGTATCGCCTGGATGCAGGAACGTCATTTGACGGAGCTGAGATCACAGCCAACATGGCCCTGGTGTTTAACGCAATTGGCAGCCCTCGTTTGTTAAAACGATTTCGCAAAGCGTCATTGGAACTCACCGGCACCAGCTATGCCGACTTTTATTTCAATTACGATTTGTCTTATGCGACCACGGAAATTAGTCAATCAGAGCAAAATTTGTATGCCAACAACTTAGTTTCAAGTCTTTGGGATACGTCCTCTTGGGACTTTTTTGTGTGGGATGACCGCACCCTTGCGCCCTCCGAGGTTGAGGTGAACGGCACTGCTGAAAATATTGCGTTAAAGATTGCATCTAATTCGCCTTACTTTCAGCCATTCACAATCAACAGCGCGATCTTGCACTACACACCGCGAAGAGGACTTCGATGAGCAATAACTTTTACACACACGGGTCTTTCCCGACTACCGGTTCGGCGGCAACATCTGCGTCTATGCGGTCTGAGTTGGACCTGATCACCGCTGGCTTTGACAAATTACCAACGCTAACAGCAAACGCAAACAAGTTTGTTGTTGTCAACAGCGCGGGTACGGCGCTGACTGCCACCAGCGCGTTGCCTGCGGGCACCGTGACCGATACCACGTTCACTGTTCAAAATACTACTGACAACACCAAGACTTTTCAGTTCTTGGCCAGCGGCATCACGGCGGGCACTTTGCGCATCTACACAATGCCGGATGCCAGCACGACCCTGGTGGGTATTGGCGTTACACAGACGTTGACCAACAAAACGCTGACTGCGCCAGTCATTGCAACGATTGTCAACACTGGCACGCTAACGCTGCCCACGTCTACCGATACCCTGGTCGGTCGGGCGACCACCGACACGTTGACCAACAAAACGCTGACGTCTCCGGTCATCGGCACTATTGTCAACACCGGCACGCTTACATTGCCCACGTCTACCGATACTTTGGTCGGTCGGGCGACCACCGACACATTGACCAACAAAACGCTGACGTCTCCGGTCATCGGCACTATCGTCAACACCGGCACGTTGACGCTGCCTACGTCGACCGACACCCTTGTCGGTCGGGCGACCACTGACACGTTAACCAACAAAACGCTGACAGCGCCGGTCATTGCAACGATTGTCAACACTGGCACGTTGACGCTGCCTACGTCGACCGACACCCTGGTCGGTCGGGTGACCACTGACACGTTGACCAACAAAACGCTGACAGCGCCGGTCATTGCAACTATTGTCAACACCGGCACACTGACGTTGCCCACGTCTACCGACACCCTGGTCGGTCGGGCGACCACTGACACGTTGACCAACAAAACGCTGACAGCGCCAGTCATTGCAACGATTGTCAACACCGGCACACTGACGCTGCCTACGTCGACCGACACCCTGGTCGGTCGGGCGACCACTGACACGCTGACCAACAAAACGCTGACAGCGCCGGTCATTGCAACGATTGTCAACACCGGCACGCTTACATTGCCTACGTCGACCGACACCCTGGTCGGTCGGGCGACCACTGACACGTTAACCAACAAAACGCTGACGTCTCCGGTCATCGGCACTATTGTCAACACCGGCACGTTAACGCTGCCCACGTCGACCGACACCCTGGTCGGTCGGACGACCACTGACACGCTGACCAACAAACGTATTGACCCAAGGGTTACTTCAGCCGCATCAGCATCAACATTAACACCTGATATATCGGCTAGTGATGTTTACGCATACACAGCATTGGCGGCAGGACTCACTATCAATGCCCCAACTGGAACACCTGTTGACGGAAACAAACTAATATTTAGGCTTTTGGATAACGGCACAAGCAGAGCATTGACTTGGAATGCAACCTACACAGTCATTGGCCTTGGTTTAACTTTGCCAACAACGACAACAGCAAGCAAAACAACGTATGTGGGTTGTATATATAACGCCAACAATACACGTTGGGATGTGATTGCAGTAGCCACAGAGGTTTGACCATGAAGATTGATTTTTCCTTTCCATCACAGTACGGCACATTTTCGGATGCTTTGCATTTGGAAGATAACCATGCGTTTACAAATGTTGAGATTGAAGCAATGAAACAACAAAGGTTTGATAATTGGATTGCCATAATCACTGCGCCCCCACCAAACTATTTGTTGGATGCTGATGGAAATATAGTTTTTGATGCTGATGGTAACCCTTTGATTGCGGAGTAAAAAATGGCTGACCGTTACTGGGTAGGTGGTACAGGTACTTGGGGTAGCACTCAGACAACCAATTGGTCTGCGGCCACTGGTTTATCTTTTACTGCTAGTTGTACAGGTACTGCTTTAACTACTACTGGATCACCAGCACTTGTAGTTGGAATGACTGTATGGTCAAGCTCGCATGTCTCACTTGGAACAATTGTTAGCGGTTCTCTTAATTCATGGGTTGTATCTGTTGGTGGAACTTACAGTTCTCAAGGCATGAGTGCGGCTACTGTTGGCGCATCGGTCCCTACTGCGTCAGACAATGTATTTTTTAATGCCAACTCAAATAGTAGTACATCATCATTTACGGTCACTATGGCAAACACGCCAAGGGTCTGTAATAATTTCACAGCATCAGGCCTTGATGGCACGATGACGCTTGCAGGGTCAGGCATTGGATTGACAGTATCAGGTAGCCTTGATTGGCCTGCAACAAACTTTAGCCGTACCTATGGCGGCACAACCACATTTAATGCTACAACAACTGGTAAAACTGTAACAGCCCGTGTTGCATTTGGTGGGCCGGTTGATTTTGATGGTGTTGGCGGTGGATGGACGTTAGGTAATAATTTTAGTTGTGGAACTCAAACATTAACACTTACTAACGGCACATTTGATACTTCATCCTCTGGGAACTATTCCGTAACTGCTGATTCTTTTAATTCATCTAATTCAAACATAAGAACAATAAATTTAAATGCTTCTACAATAACATTGTCCGGTTCTAATAGTGCTTGGTATATTGGAACCAGCACTAATGCAACACTTAACGCTGGAACATCAACAATAACTTTTTCTAATACTCTCATTCAATTTTGGGGTGGTGGGCTCACTTATTACAACGTGACGTATACATCTACCGCAGCTTCATATTATTCAATACAAGGCGCAAACACATTTAATAACCTATTTATAACAGGTAGAACTACTATTGGTATTTGTGGTGTGGAAATTTACTTAAACCAAACAATCAACGGCACATTTACTATAAGTGCGAGCACTGCTGCTGCATACCGCGTATCGATTTGTAGTTCTGGTACTGGAACTACACGCACATTAACTTGCGCATCTATTGCTGCTATGTCTGATGTTGATTTTAGAGACATTACAATAGCAGGGGCACATGGCACGTTGTCTGGGACAAGGTTTGGTGACCAAGGTGGCAATACCAACATAACTTTTCCTGCGGCTAAGACTGTTTACTATAGGCAAACAGGTTCTGCTGATTGGGGTACTACAGGTTCAGGTTCTTGGTCTGCTACATCCGGTGGTGCATTAGACGCAACCATGTTCCCATTGTCGCAGGATACCGCTGTATTTCCTGCGGCAACTTATCCTGCATCAGGTTCAACGACAACTCTTAACGATTCCTATAACATCGGCGCAATAGACATGTCGTTAAGAACGACAAACACTATGGTGTTTGCAACAGGAGCAACTACACCATCAATTTATGGCAATTGGAAAAACGGTTCAGGAATAACTTTATCAGGCACAGGCTTACTTTATTTTCAAACCCGCACAACACAAACAATTACAAGTGCTGCTAAAACATTTTCTCAGCCCATATATATTGACGCCCCAAGTGGTTCTGTTACTTTACAAGATGCGCTAACAACAAGCACATCAGTATCGACTACTTTAGCCCAAGGCACATTAAATTTAAATAGTTTTCAATTAAGCACAGCCACATTTAGTTCAAATACCTCACTTACGAGAGATATTGCTTTTGGCACAGGAAGTATTGCTTTAACGTCAATAACAACAGGCGCTACAGTTTTGTCGATGGCAACGGCTACAAACTTTACTTTTACTGGGACTTCAAATATTTCAGCGGCAATGAGTAGAACAAGGACATTTAACTTTGGTGGAACGGCGGGCGCAACAACTTCCAACAGATTAAATATCAATTTAACTTCAGGCGCATCAGTTCCAACATTCACAGGCTCATTTAGACAAATTAATTTTACAGGGTCAACCTTAAATCCTGGCTCTGTAACTATTTCTTGTCATGCATTTAATTTAGCATCTGGTGGTACATATACATCCACCAGTTTTACTACAGTTGGGGATGGTACGCTAACGTACAATGCAAAAACAATTCTTGCGTTAAATATAAACGCAACTGGAATTACAACAACGCTGGGCGGTGCTGGGACACAGGGAACTGTTACGTTAACCAATGGAACGCTTGATTTGGCTGGGTATACTCTTACAAACACAACTACATTTGCAACCGCCTCGGGCACAAAAAATCTTACGTTTAATGGCGGCACAGTTATTTGTGCAAAGGATGGTGCAACATCATTTGACAACGCCGCACCAACAGGCTTCACTACAACAGCAGGAACAGGAACAGGCACGATCTCCATGACTGCCTCATCCGCAAAGACTTTTGTTGGTGGTGGCTCTACGTTTAACTGCACACTCAACCAAGGTGGTGCTGGTGCATTGACTATCACAGGCTCAAACACATTTAGCAACATTACCAATACTTATAAAAGCACTGGTGCAACATCTATTTTGTTTACTGCTGGAACAACAAATACTTTTACTGATTGGAATGCTAGTGGAGAAACTACAAGACTTCTAACCATTGGCTCGGTAACGGCGGCAACCCATACCCTATCTAAGTCAAGCGGTACTGTTAGCGCAAACTTTCTATCTATCAGCAAGTCTATAGCCACAGGCGGGGCAACATGGTACGCAGGGGCAGACTCCACAGATGGTGGCGGTAACGCAGGATGGATATTTGCGGGTAGTAGTTTTGGGGGCCTTTTTTTAGCGTTTTTCTGAAAGTTAAATATGCAAGACCTTGTTACTGAAACTGATAAACGCTTGAGTGTCCACGAAGCGATTTGCGCCCAGAGGTACGAGGGCATCCAAGCACGTTTTGACGAAGGGTCAAAACGCATGACCAAGATTGAGTACCTCTTGTATGTGGTGATCCTAGCCGTGTTGCTTGGGCCAAATGTGGCTGCTGATTTTGTAAAGAAAATCCTGGGGCTGTAACGATGTGGACCCCATATCGCTGTGCCTCCTTGCTGCCGGGCTAGTTAAGCAAATCCAGGCTGGGTGCGACCTGTACCGTGAAGCGAAAACCCAGTTCATCCAGGTAAGGCAAACAGCAGAAGAGGTCATAGCGATCGGCAAGGAGGCCAAGGGCTTCTTTGCCAAGCTGGTGCAGTTCTTTAATCCGGCACCGGCAAAGGCTGCCACCCCGGCCAAGCCAGCAGCAAAGAAAAAAGAAAAGCTTGTCGACGTCGATGAGCAGCAAATTCTGAACGATGTTGTGGCCAGGCTCATCGAGTTCTTCCACCTCCAGGAGCAGCTCGCGGCTCACATACGTGAGGAGGAAGAAAAGTCTCGGACCGTGTACGACCCCAACGCCAACCTGATGGAGGCGGCGATCAAGCGCGTCAGGGCGCAGGACCAGATGGACCAGCTTGTTGTCACCATAAGAGAGGCGATGACCTGGAACGCTCCGGCGGAGCTTGGGGCCCTGTACACCAAGGTGTTCGAGATGAGAGAAATTGTTGGTGCTGAACAAGAGGCTGCCAGGCTGGCGCAAGAATCAATTGCGAAAAGGAAACGATGGCAACGTCAGCAAAAAGAGGCGGACCTCAACCTAAAAATAGGAGCCAGCCTCCTGACTTTGGCTCTTATCGTATACCTGTGGATGTGGCTCCTGTGGCTGAAACAAGCGAGGATACTTTGATGGGTGTACTGGGCTGGGTTTTCGCTGTAATTCTCGTGGCGTTCTTGCTGCCTTTGCTCGCGTTCCTGTACCTGGACATTCTCGAAGTGAAACACGAAAGCAAGGCCCAGCTGGAACAGGTCCAAAAGCTCAGACGCGAAATTGAAAAACAAAGGCGCGATGATAAGAAGCCCGAAAGCTTTATTGACATCCCACTTTTTGACCGAAGGAGTAAACGTGAATATCTTTGAGATATGGATTTTGTCATTTCTGCTGGTGCTGGCCACTGGATGCGAAGAGCGTTTTCGCTACCCATGCCAAAACCCTAAGAACTGGGAAACTGCCGAGTGCAAACCGCCAATCTGTACGGCTACCGGCACATGCCCTGAACAACTTAATAAACCTGAACAGGAGAAGAAATAATGCCAACAGTCGTAATGAATTCAAAACAACGCCTGAGTGTTGAAGAGATCGAAGTCCGTGTTTGGGCTTTTGTCATCACGGCCCTGATGATTATTCTTTTAGGTTCGGTCGCCATGTTCCTCTACAGCGTCAGCTTCGTGACCCAACCCATGGCGGGCATGGCACCTATCGACAAGGTGTACACGCAACAAATCTCAACCATTATGGTTTTCATCACCGGAGTGTTGGGTGGTGTTGCCGGGCGCTCAGGCTCTAAAGCGGTGGCCAATGCCATTGCCAAGGCCGAAGCAAACGACAACGATGAGCCACCTAAGCCATGAGCATCTTCAACCCCTGGGTGCTGCTAGGCATCATCACCGCCGTTCTTACCAGTTTTGGTAGCGGCTATTACAAAGGAAAACATGATGAATCAAATCGCAATCAAATTGAAGTTGCTCGCCTCAATGCTGAAGCTAGACAGATTGAGCAGCGCATGGGCGAAGTTGCTCGAACGTATTCGGAAACCTTGAGGAAGTCTCAAAATGTTGCAAAAACTAAAGAGACAAAGCTGCGTGCTGATATTGCCACTGGCAATTTGCGCCTGTCAATCCCCACCCAAGGTAGCGTATGCCCCTCCCCAGATACCGCCTCTGCCACTGGAAGTAACAGCGGAGAAGCAGGAGCCGAACCTGGTGGATCGACTGATGTCGCTGCCGATCTTCTCCAGATCGCAGCCGACGGAGACGCAGCCATCCGCAAGCTCAACACCTGCATCCAAACCTACGAAACCTTAAGGAACATGAAATGAACCTCTCTGCCAATTTTTCGCTAAAAGAACTTACGAAGTCAGACACAGCCACACGCCTGGGCCTGGACAACACCCCCGGCGAAGCCGAGATCGAAAGCCTGCGACTGCTGTGTGAGAAAGTGCTTCAGCCCGTGCGCGACCACTTTGGCAAATCGGTGACCGTAAACTCGGGCTATCGCAGTCCTGAAAGTAATGCTGCTGTGAATGGATCGAAGACCTCAGACCATTGCAAGGGCCAAGCAGCCGATATAGAAATCCCCGGCGTGCCCAACGCGGAGCTTGCGCAATGGATCATGGACAATTGCGATTACACGCAATTGATCCTGGAGTTTTACACCCAGGGTATACCCGATAGTGGGTGGGTTCACGTCAGCTTTGACCCATCTAATCTCAAAATGCAAGAACTGACCGCAGTCAAGGTAGCTGGCAAGACTCAGTATTTACCAGGATTGCAAGCGTAACTTGCGCCCACCATCCCTATGGCATAAAATCGTTGTAGGGACCTCACGTCCGCAGAAAGCCGCTTCTTAGCGGCTTTTTCTTTTGGAGCACACATGGCAACAGCAGCAGCAAATCCTTTTGACATTCAGACTGGGGGCAAGATCACGCCTGGGACAACCACCACTGCTGCACAGTTTGATCCGGTCCAACGCCAGGTTGACGCAACCAAGGAAACAACCTCTGGCCAACTGCAAACCATCTTAGGCCAAGACAGCCCGCTCATGCAGCAGGCACGCGCACAGGCCAAGCAGGGTATGGCTGCTCGAGGCTTGCTCAACAGCTCCATGGCCCAGGGAGCAGGCGTAGCGGCTATGCTGGAACGCGCCACACCGATTGCAGCAGCCGATGCAGGCACATACTTCAACCAAGGCCAAACCAACCAACAGGCAGCTAACACAGGCGGCCAGTTCAATGTTAACCAACAAAACACGTTTGGCTTGCAAAAAGGTGCCCAGGCTTTTGCCCTTACCGAACGCGAAGCTGGGCAGGCATTTACGTCTGGCCAAGCTGGCCTGGAACGCGAACAGCAGTCCAAGTTGCAAATGGCACAACAGACTTTTACTGGCGCTCAAACAACCTTAGACCGTGCACAACAGGTTGCGCTTACCGACAAAAGCATTGAAGCTCAACAAGCTTTGCAAGCAGCACAGCAAAACTTTAATGCTGCCCAAAGCGCACTCGACAGAACACAACAGACCTCATTGCAGACCGGTCAACAGACATTCACTGCTGCTCAAAATAAAGCACAACAAGACCTTACCGTTGCGCAAACGGCTTTGGACCGCGCACAACAAATTGCGCTTACCGACAAAAGCATTGAAGCTCAAGCGGGTTTGCAAACCGCACAACAGAACTTTGCCGCCGCCCAAAGCGCACTCGACAGAACACAACAGACCTCATTGCAG